GATCGTGATCCTTGGTATTCACCAGGTGGTTTATCTCGTGGTCAAATTAAAAATGTAATCAAACTATCTTACAATCCATCTAAAGCAGACCGTGATACTCTATATGTAAAAGGTATCAATCCAGTAGTTACATTTGCTGGAGAGGGAACAGTTTTGTTTGGTGATAAAACTTTGTTGAACAAACCTTCTGTATTTGATCGTATTAATGTTCGCAGATTGTTTATTGTACTAGAAAAATCTATCGCTCGTGCAGCACGTGCTTCTCTGTTTGAATTTAATGATTCATTTACAAGAGCACAGTTTGTTGGTATTGTTGAACCATTCCTAAGAACTATTCAGGGACGCCGTGGTATCACTGATTATCGTGTGATATGTAATGAAACAAACAATACGGCTGATATTATTGATAACAATCAGTTCGTTGGTGATATTTACATTAAACCTGCTCGTTCAGTCAATTTTATTCAACTCAACTTTGTTGCCGTAAGAACAGGTGTTGCATTTGAAGAAATCGTTGGACGCATCTAATAAATAAGAAAAATACAAGGAGATAAAAAATGGCGTTTAATGTAAACTCATTCAGACAAAATATGTTGGGCGATGGTGCTCGTCCCAACTTATTTGAAGTTCAACTGAAAACTAATAACCAACTTCTAGGTGCTATACCTGGAGCTTCTGCTGCTACTCAACAAGTTACTTTTATGTGTAAGTCAGCACAAATTCCAGGTTCAACACTTGGTGTTGTAAATGTTCCTTACTTTGGTCGTGAAGTAAAGTTTGCTGGTAATAGAACTTTTGCTGATTGGACAATCACAGTTATCAATGATGAAAATTTCTTAATCAGGAATTTCTTTGAAACATGGATGAATGCAATCAATACTCATGGTACAAATCTTAGATTGCTTCAGACACCATCATCATATGTAACTTCAGCAACTGTTTTGCAATATGCTAAGAGTGGGCAAGTATTGGCTGGATATGATTTCTTTGATATGTTCCCAACAGATTTGTCAGCAATTGATTTAGATTGGGGTTCTAATGATACTATTGAAGAGTTCACTGTGAACTTTACATATAGTTATTGGACAAGAAAGACTACAACTGATACTGGATCAACTGCGGTCAATTTGGAAAATGTTGTACCAGCAGGTTTTTCCACTATTTAATACTTGAATACAGAAGAACAATCACGTTCTTTTTCTATAGAATGAGAAATTAATGGCAATCAAACTTTTTGGATTTACTCTAGGTAAAAAGGATGTTGTTCAGGTTGAGAAGCCTGAACAACCTTCCTTTACGCTTCCTACTGCTGCGCTCGATGACGGTGCAGTAACTATTACTCAAAATGCCCATTACGGAACCTACGTTGACTTAGAAGGTTCTGTACGTAATGAGATTGAACTCATCACCCGATATCGTGAAATGTCCAATCATCCTGAACTGGATATGGCTATTGGTGAAGTTGTCAACGAAGCAATCACACACGATAAGTCTGGTAAGGTTCTAAAGATTGTTCTGGATGATTTGAAACAACCAGCATCAATCAAAAAGAAAATAGAAGAAGAGTTTGATGTTATTTTAAAAATGCTAAACTTTTCTAATCTTGCAGATGATTTGTTTAGACGTTGGTATATTGATGGTCGTTTATTCTATCAAGTAGTTGTAAATGAAAAATCTCCCAATCAAGGTATTCAAGAGTTACGATACATTGACCCACGTAAGATTCGTAAAGTTCGTGAGATCAAAAAAGATCGTGACCCAAAAACTGGCGCAACAATCATTAAGTCTATTGCCGAATACTATGTCTTCAATGATCGTGGAACAGCACAACAAACATTTACTGCACAAGTAAATCAAGGATTACGTATCTCTCCAGACTCAATCATCAATGTAAACTCTGGAATGATGGATGCAAAGAATACATTTGTTATTTCATATCTACACAAAGCAATCAAACCACTCAATCAACTTCGAATGATTGAAGATGCGATTGTTATCTACCGTATTAGCCGAGCACCTGAACGCCGTATATTTTATATTGACGTTGGTAACTTGCCTAAAGGTAAAGCAGAACAATATCTTCGTGATGTTATGGTCAAGTATCGTAACAAGATGGTCTATGATGCAAACACTGGTGAACTACGTGATGAACGTAAGCACATGTCAATGCTTGAAGACTTCTGGTTGCCCCGCCGTGAAGGTGGTAAAGGTACAGAGATTACTACACTACCAGCAGGTCAAAACTTAGGTGAACTGGAAGATGTTAAATACTTCCAGAAAAAACTTTTACAATCGTTGAATGTTCCTTACTCACGACTTGAACCACAAGAAGGTGGATTTGCTGGTCTAGGTCGGTCACAAGAAGTTACACGTGATGAATTAAAGTTTGCTAAGTATATACAACAGTTACGTAACAAGTTTACTAATCTATTCGATGAAGCATTGGGTGTTCAGTTATCGTTAAAGGGTATCTGTACATTAGAAGAATGGGAAGACTTTAAGGATGATATCTATTATGACTTCCTTAAAGATAATAACTTTACTGAAATGCGTGAGTCGGAGTTGTTACAGAACCGCATTCAAATGGTTGCAACACTTGATCCATTTATTGGTCGTTATTTCTCACAACAGTTTGTCAAACAGAAAGTGTTGATGATGACTGAAGAAGAGATTGATGAAATGGATAAGCAAATTATATACGAGAAAGAAAACTTACCTGACTTTATGCAAGGTCCAGTTATGGGTGGTGGTCAAGAGCAACAAGGTGAAGACCCAAATCAGTATCCTCCAGAGGATAATACTGAAGAAGGTGAAGATGCACCCGAATCATTGACCCCCCAATTGGATTCATCTGTAAATAAAGCGGTAACAAAACGCTAAATAGGAGATATTATGGAAAATATTAATAACTTTATAAACAGTATTACTGCTGGTGACAATGTGACAGCAAAGGAAGAGTTGGAAGAGTTGTTATCTTCTAAGGCATTTGATGCCCTTCAAGTTCGTAAACAAGAGATTGCATCTACTCTATTTGGTGGACAGCAAGAAGAAGAGCAAGAAGAATACTCAGAAGAGGAAATTGAATCCGAAGAATGAAAGCACTAAACGAATTCAAACTTATTGTTGAGGAAGACAAGAAGGCAGACTACTCTAAGTTTGATGCTTTGATTCGTGCAGGTCTGGCTAATAAAGCACAGATGACTCGTATTCATAAGATACTGGATAGAATGAGTGAGGAGAAACCAAACTTCACTCAAGCAGATCGTGCTATTATTCAGAACATGTTTGTAAAAATGGTAGACTTACTTTCACATAATAAGACTATTAATACACAAGCACGAAAAGCAATACACGAAAGACGAGAAACAGTTCAGTATACATCGGACTATAAGATTAGTCCTAGTGGTCGCAAAGTTAGACGATCACGATTGAAGTTTGCAGACTTAGTTGATGTAGAAGATTTATATAAAGATAAAGAAGAAAAGAAAGAAGTAAAAGAGTCGGTTGCTGTAAGTAAAGAACCTCCTCCAGTATTGTTGTTAAGAAGAAAAGCAATTCGTATGTATCCAGATGACACACGAATTGCACTATACTATTCGCAGAAGTTGGACAGACATTTCTCCATACCTTATGGACCAAAGATTGATGAGAATCCAATTCAAGCAGAAGGCAACGTGATGCATTTGGAAGACGGTAATGTTGTTGAGTTGACAGAAGAAATGACTCAAGCAATATCGGAAACTTATGATAGTCTTAGTGACGATAACAAAAATAAGTTTTTAGAAAAATTAACTGAATCCATAGAGAGTTTTGAAAAAGTATATGAGTTTTGTCAACAGTATAATTAATAACAAATTATCTGAGGCTAAGGAACTCATACTTGCTCGGTTAGAAGAGATAGTCGCCAAACGATTGCAAGAAGCAAAACGGTATGTTGCCGAAGATATGTCAGAAGAGTTTTTGGATGAAGCAACAAAGAAACGTAATCCAAATATTATTAAAATGGGGCGCATACAAAAAGTCAGACGCCGCATTCGTAGGAATGCAAAAGGTAGAATTGTTCTACAACGTAATGTACAAAGGTCTGGTGTTAAAGGTTACAGAATATCTGGTAAAACAATTAAACGAATACCAGCAAATGTTAGGTTACACAAAGCAAGAATGCTAAAGCGTTCTTGGAAGACCACAAGAAAAGCAAAACTTAGACGCACATTGTTCAAGAGAAGGATGTCAATGATGCGTAGAAAATCTATAGGACTAAGATAAAATGGCAATAGAATTTAACAACACACTACGAGGCACTTCAATTATTCGAATTGAAGGTGCTGGCACTTACTCTTTTTCAAACAATGATTTACGAGCAAGTCCTAATACTGAAAGTGTTATTTCTTTTGATATCAAAAGATTGAATTGGTCTACTAATGGAAACATTCAAATTCATCGAAACAGTGCTAACATCGCATCGTTACATAACGCAGGTGAAATTCGTCTTGATGAGTGGGGTTACTCAATTCCAACTGGTAATACCGCATGGCCAACTGCAAATGTCGTTGTTGTGACTGGCGGAACATTGTTTATGGAAGTATCTAAACAAGCAACATATAATGTTGATCCATATACAGGAGTTACAATAGGATGAAACTAATACGAGAAACAGTAGAGAATGTTAAACATCTCTCAGTAATAAACGAAGCCACTGGTAAAAAGAATTTGTATATTGAAGGTACATTCTTAGTGGGCGACAAAGTAAATAAAAACAATCGCATGTATAAAATGGATACATTGCGTAATGAAGTTACACGTTACAATGATGAGTATATCAAAACTAATCGTGCTCTAGGAGAACTTGGTCATCCAGATACACCATCACTAAATTTAGAACGTGTGTCACATAAAATTGTTTCTTTAGTTGAAGATGGTAATACATTTTATGGTAAAGCATTGATTCTCGAAACTCCTTATGGACAAATAGTTAAAAACTTTTTAGAGAATGATGTTTCAATCGGTGTTTCCTCACGTGCTTTAGGTTCTGTTATTCAGACACGTGAAGGTTATAACTTAGTTCAAGATGATTTAAGATTAGCAACTGCGGCTGACATTGTTGCAGACCCATCTGCTCCTGGTGCATTCGTGAATGGCATTATGGAGAACAAAGAATGGATGATGGTTGAAGGACATTTCGTAGAACGAGACTTTGACTACGCTAAATCACAGATTAAGAAAGCATCTTCTAAACAAATAGAAGGAGTTGCTTTAAAATTATTCGAAAATTATCTATCAAAACTTTAAAATTTATAAATAAGAAATCATAAGGAGATATCCCAATGGCAACAAACAAATTAATGGAAGCAGCAGCCGATATTCTGTCGGGAAGCAAGAGCAGAGCATCTGGTATGCCCACACAAAGGGCAGACGGTGCAACTTGGGTTGATGTCGGTGGTCCAACACCAGAGAACTATAAACCCGATGACAACTCTGCTAAACTCGATACAACTAGAGCAGCGAAGAGTGCTACTGCCCCTACTACAAAACCATCTGCTGCATCTTCGGATACACAGAATCATCCTGCTGGTGGTAAAAACACCATGCGTGAAGAAGATGAAGCTGAAGAACAAGAAGAAGAGTTTATTTCTGAGCACGATGAAGAAGAACTCGCTGAAGCAGATATGAAAATGATGAAG